ATCTTTCGATCCAACTACAAGCACCCGTTTGATGTCGAACATCAAAGCGAACGATGGTAGAGTTTGCGCAGCGCGGGATATGCTGCGAATTACTCCTCTTGGCGCCGTGGAGATGCGTCAAGGAACGGAGAAGTCAGAAGTGGGCCGGCAGGCTCGCCGCGAATGGTACAAGCGGCGAACGGAATCTGCCACAGAATCTCTTCGCCCATCTGAAGATGACTCCGTTGGTTCTTTCCTCGTCACGACCGTGCGTTTGTTTGTCTTCGCACTGCAGTGTCATGGATTCCGGTTGGGCAACGCCGCTAACAGAGCAAATCTTGCTACTGCGCAGGCAAAAGCCGTGGATCGCCTTCGAATGCTTTCCACTTTGGCTACCCCCGGATTGGAGGGCTGTTTCAAGCTGATGAAGTACAAGCTTGCAGCCTTCTTCTCCGCCATGACTGACCAAGAGCTTCCTCCAGCTCCCTGGCCACGTGACGAGCTCGGCGCCGCCGACAACCCTCTCGGGATTGTTGGCGGACGTTGTCTGCGTTTCTGCATGTCTGTGAAACGCCGTCCCTGGGTTGAACGACTCGAGCTTGCAACGAGTGTCTTGCAGCTCAAGAAAGGGCTTCCGCGACCTGACTCTGCGATGCTCAAGAAGGCTGAAAAGAAGACCTTCGAAGAGCTGACCACAAAGCAGCCGGTTCCCGATCCTGAACCTCTCCGTCTTCTTGAAGAGAGCGAGTTCGTTCCCAACCACCTCGACATTGGTCTTGTGTCTGAGGAGGTTGATCGTGCCGTCGATGAGATTTTCCCGAACTGGTCGAGCTCCTTCCAGAGTCTCCCTGTTTCAGAAATGTATGATTTGTTGGCACGACTCAAGCCTTTCTTTCCTTCAACTTCTGCAAACTACATCCGCCAGCGCTCTGGAATGGGCGCCGTCGGCGTGTTGTTCGACGAATACACCTCGTTGATTGAAGGCTTGAGAACCCCTGGGGGTGGTGTGGATCTCTCCATGTATTCCGACCCTGAGCGAAGTGAAGAGGGTCGACGTCGTGAGGCCGGTGCCGTGGCTCAATGCGACGACAGTGGGTTGCGGGCAAAGTTCGCAATATTTTACACTCGTCTTCTTCGGCTGGCCGTCCGGGAGCGTCCGCTTGCGGAGCCCCTGGCGTTGCCAGAAGCGTTGAAGACGCGAGTGATTACGAAGGGCCCCCCCCTGTTGAATACTGTGCTGAAACCCCTCCAAAGCTTCATGTGGAAGCGACTCAGCGAGCTGAAAGTGTTTAGGCTCGTGGGAACACCGGTGACTGATCGGATTTTGCTGGATGCGTTTGGCACACAGTTGCCGCCTGACGAGAGATTCCTTTCGGGCGACTACACGAATGCCACGAACCAGCTTCGACCCTGGCTGTCCAGCCTGGTCGCCGAAGCCATTGGTCGTCGCCTGGGCCTGTCAGAGGATGAGCGTGCTTTGTTTGAGCGCTCACTCGTCTACCATCATCTCTCTTACGATGGACAGACGCTGCCGCAATTGCATGGGCAGCTGATGGGCTCCGTGACTTCCTTCCCGGTGCTCTGCATCGCAAATTTCGTTGTCTGCCGGCTTGCCATTGAAATGGCCCGTGGCCGCCGGTATGACCTCCACCAACTCCCCCTTCTCATCAATGGGGATGACTGCCTTTTCCGCACGACACCGCGTGGTCGGGCGCTCTGGCAGCAGATTGGTCGATTTTGCGGTTTGTCTGAGTCGGTGGGCAAAGTGTTTTGGTCAAGAGAGTTTGCGAATGTCAATTCGACCAATTTTCGGTACGACCCCTCGCAACCCGAACCCCAGCGCTGGATGCGCCGTGGTAAGGGCGGAAAGGGCTTCGCATCGCCGTTGCGCATTCCAGGGAACAATGATGACTGTGTTGTTCGCCTGAATCCGTTCATTGAGACCAAGTTCGTTAATTTTGGTCTCATGACGGGTCAAAAGCGCAGCGGAAAGGTCACACCCGACGATCTGTTCGATCCGTTGGATGGAATTGGCACTCGCCACCGCGAGCTGTTTCGTACGAGCCCCTCGGGTTGCTGGTCCCGGGTGAACTTCGTCTTCATGCAGCTCCATGGTGCTCTGTTGAAGCAAACCTCTGTCCCGTGGTTTCTTCCAGAAGCTTTGGGAGGCGTCGGTCTGGTGGGGACGCCCTCTCGCGACGATTGTGCTCTTGCCGCGGGAGCGATGTTGAATTGGTCAAGTCTGGCTCGCTATCCTGCCAGTCTTGCTGCGGAAACCCCTTGGACGGTGCGGTTGGTTGCGTCTCGGCGTTTGGACAATTTGCCGAAGCGCACACTCACACCCGACGAGGCCAAGACTCAGGAACGTGTCTTGGGAACCTTGTGCATTGCTGCGCTGTTCGACAGCAGCGTGTCCCTGGAAGATATCTTCTGCAGCGAAAGGTCTAACATGCGTCGCGCTCTCAAGGAGAATGAGCGCTTTTGGGCAATGTTGCGAAAGAAAAAGATGTTCGCACCGTTGCGGCCTGTTCCGGCCGAGTACCCCGAGGTGACGCGCGAGGAATATTTCGCCCTTCTGGCGACGACCTTCCGACCCCCCCCCATCGGCGTGCCTTTCACGCCGCTGCCCCGTGTTGTTTCGACGCCCCTTGGAATTTCGGCGGAGAACATTGATCGGTTCGTTCATCAAGTCGATTTCGCTGTCGATGTGGAACGTGACCTGAATCGGGAGCAGGACAAGCAACGACGCGCAGTCCAACGCCGTGCCGAGTCTCGGTTTGCCCATGTGCCGATCGCCTCCGTCTTTTCGGAGAGCGAGGTCGCAGCACTGAAGAAATGGCATGCCGAGCTTGATCTGAAGACCAAGGTTTCGCCGGTCCTGGCTGGTGCAGAGAAGAAGGATGAATCCCTGCATTCATTGTTGTCCCCGGAAGGGGCAGCCAAAAAGAAAGCTGCAGCCCGAACGACGCGCTTGCGCGACGCTTGGGATGACGACATGGAGATCGAAGACTTTCACCGACTCCACCAGTTGAACCTCGAAAGTAAGGATTTGAAGCTTTACGTTCCTCCTGAGGAACGAGTGCCTACCAACCATCTCGACCGCTTGCGCTTGCGCAAAGAAGAAGAAAGACTGGCTGGCATGTGGAATGGTCTTGAGGACGTTGGTCATATGTCCGAAGATTCCTACGATGCCACTGCTGCTCGTGCGTACTACAAGCAATCCTTGCTCGTCAACCGTCTCAGACTCAAGAAATGAAT